GAACATTCTCCATTCCTACTTTTTGATTTACTAGCCACGGAATTCCAACAAAATGTTTTACATCCACGTCATGGTGAATTCCTCCTACCCAGCCTATCCTGGTAAACTTCTTACGGGGCTTAGGCTTTTTGGGTAGATTCCAATGTGGTAAGCTATAATCTATCGTGTTCTTTATTACCACTAATGCTCCTCTCACAAACTCGGCTATACGTTCCGCGAACTTTCTTTGCGTTACTGTAACCAAATCTACATTATTATAAATGTATTTTGTTATCTCATCTAGTTTTTGTTCCGTGTAGACATTGTACAAACGGTGTCCTTCGTACAGGTCAGTAAGAAGGTCGTCTGTATCAAAGTGTGTAAAGGCTCCAAACTCATTAGCCTTCTGTAGTATGTGAAGAGTATAAAGCCCTCCATAGTTATGAATGTTCTGCGTGAATACCACGTCAGCCCATTTCAAATTTTCATAGTCATAATCCGGAGGAGTTTGCTGTCCGGGTACCATGTTCTCCCCTTCTCCTGAGGGGGAAGTCCACCCTAAAGGGTTATCATCCCAACGAATCTCCACTTCGTCAGGATATAACTGTTGCAGTTTTTCCATCGGTAGGAGGATGCGATAGTAAGCGCACCCTCCGTGATTCGATGGACAAGCTAAAACCTTTAGCTTATCTGCCATTAACTAGTCCACCTTAAGGTCTTTCAGATGGGACATATAGTCCTGGTCATCTGCGTTCGGTGCTTGATAATCTGTTCCTAGATTATCCTCCGCTGGAGTGTTAGTAGCTACAAGGTCCGTCATTAAAGACTTGAGTTCGTCATACTCAGCGACCTTTACAAGACCGTGAATGTCATGAAGCTCATCCATGTAAGTTGCGTTCTCCTTAGCAGTTCCTGCGGAAGATGATTTTGGTTTTGGTGCAGACTTATCATAGTTTGGCCATTGTCCTTGAGTGTCTTTAACAATCTTGAAATCCCAACCAGTTTTTAGGTCGGTGATATCTCCAAAGTCCTCATCAAAGAAACAGTCGAGAACCTTACCAAAAAGCTTTTGTCCTACTGACAGAATCTTAACAGAGTTATCTCTACGGTCTACTACGTTCATGTAGTACCGTTTCCAGGCTTTAATCTGACGTGCAATGTCAGCCATTTCCTTACCTTGCGGAGTGTCTTTACCAACCGCATTAATTTCCTTCCACATGTCGTAATAAGTATCACATACAGGACACTTGTCACCCTTAATGCGGGGGCAATGATAATTCTTATCATTGAGACGGTGAATGGCAGTCTCAGCATAAAATTCACTATCTTCATCCTTGGAGGGAAGAACTCGTACAAGAGAAGTACCTTCCTCCATCATAAAGAATTTGCTGAGAAACTCGGCGTTGCTGCTTCCTCCCGGGTTATTAATTTGTTCGTATTTTTTTCTTAGTTGTTCGATGTTAACCATAGTTTTTAAAGTTGTTCAATTAGTTTAGCTTCTGCTCTCTTATTAGCAGACAGTTGTATTATTATATCCTTTTGATGGTCCAAACTAGACACAATATTCTTGGATAAATTATATCGGTGAGCCATAACCAGCATACCCTTTTGGATGGTCTGGAGCTCAGGTTGTGTTTTAAGATAGGCATCAAGCGCACGGTCTGTGGCTTTCTGACCTTTCTGGAGAAGTTCTTCTCTACGAGCCTCTCTTGCCTCGGCTTCTCTGGTCTCAAACAAAAGGTTCGCCCGGTCTAATTCCTTCTTCGCATATGCCATGACCCCGGCGAAAAACGCGAAGGTGGATGGGTGGTTCGCCATCGCTTCCTGGAAGTTATGCTCCGAGATAGCGATGTATTTCTTAGTGATATCCATATAGGTATCTTCTAAATTATCGTAAATGTCTTTGATATTAATCATTTGTCTGCGAAAATAAATTGAAATAATTTAGGGTTTAATCCTGCAAGTTGCTGTATCATATTAGAGGTTACACTCGTGAGATATTCGTTGCTCATGCTAGGGATTTCGTCATCGTCATTTAAACCGAATACTTCGTATCCAATATGGCAAATCTCGTGTAGTAATGTACCTTTATAATCTTCAACGCATTGGTTGGGGTCAATCGTCAGGAGAGACTTCGGAAACTCTACACACCCATACAAGTTATCTTTTGTTAAAGACTCCTGTTTAATTTTAAATGTTTTTATGCCTGTATAGACAGTCATCGGATGTTTGTACTGGGGAAATTTTTGAACGTTCATTGTTGCGAGATTACAAGTCTACTGTAATCGATACGAATAGGCACGATGTATCGCGCTCTACCATTACGAGATTTCATTACGAACATACGAGCTTTCCCTTCGTCAAACTCCTGTTCTTTCTGATTAATCGAAAATGCTAAATCACATACGCGAATCTTGCCATAAGAATCAGCTAACTCAGCATCGGTTATAATATCCACTTCCTTACCTTTACGGTTAGTTTGAGTGGCGGTCCAGACTAGGCACTTATGTTCTACGGCGATACCACGTAACTCTTGAGCAATTCGCTCCTGTGCCATATACTCTGACATGGTGTTATCGATGTTGGTCATCAATTCTAAGTAATCAATAACTATAATGTCCGGATGGAAATCTTCGTAGTTACGGAGCTGATTGAGGTACGCACGAAGCCCGGTTACAGTAAGTCTCTTAGTGGGAAACTCTTTTATTTTAAGGCTTCCCATATTAGGAGCTGCAACTTTCATTTGTTCCAAACGGTCCGTCAACATCTTATGCCCTTTCTTCAACTCCACTTGCTTAATGCGAGTAAAGATGCTATCCATGCGTTGTGCTACTCTGTCCTCCGACATCTCCAGTGAGATATAAAGAACATCCTTCCCATCCATTACAGACCTAGCGGCTTGGTTGGCTAGGAAGAGAGACTTCCCCACACCGGGAGGAGCCACTACCATCGCCAATTCCTTAGGGGCTAACCCTCCTTCGAGTTCTTGATTAATTGTCTCAAAAGGAGTCCTAAACTGAGTATCCAAAGTATTATTATTAAGTCGTGCATATCGATTCTCCACATCACCAAAATAGTCTATGCCTAGGTCCACATCACGGCTCACCGATAGAGCATCTCTAATCTGCTCTTCAATCTTGCCAAACTTCTTTTGTTTAAGCAAATCGATAGAGGTTATGATGGCGTCCTTGAGACATTGTTCTTTAGCGAACTCTTCAACCTTATCCAAATAAAATTCTTCGTTCTCTAAAGACTTTTCATCGACAGAGTTAATTTCCTTTAGCTCTTCTTTAAAGTCGGATAACAATTCATTCTCCGACTTGAGTTCCCTAATCTGCTCTAAAATCTGTTCGTCAGAAGGGAGCTTCTTATAGGAACCATAGTAATCGCTGATAACAGTCCAGAACTTTTGGTGGGAAGGAAATTCAAAATAGGTCTCCTTCACCATCGGCATTGCCTGTACTAAAAAGTTATCGTCAGATTTCGCAAGGTACACTATGCCCCGTTGAATTGATTCTTGAAATGCGTATGCCATTAATATTCTCCGTCGATTAGACGTTATTGTTCCCTTTATAAGAGTCCTCCGAGGTCCAATTTGGTAAGAAAATTATCCGTCGTGTCTCCGTCCAATGTGCTTCCTTTCAATCTCTCTGTCAATCTTATCGCTGGCTTGTTCGGCAACTTTCTTAGCTCGGTCCTCAATAATACGCTTCCTTTGAGCCGCAGTCTCAGTATCGTTTCTCTTGATAACCCCATCCTTCTCCAGTTCCTCATAGTTAGGGGTCACTTTAGTGTAGGGGCTGGCGGCGGTTCCAGTAATCTGGTCCTCTCCATCGACTGCCTTCTTAGCTTCCTCAATCTGTAATTCCATCCACCTATGTTCAGAATCAGCTAGCTTCCTAGAATAGTACGGGTTCTCATGGCTTCCCGCCTTACCTACCACATTGATACCGCAAAATCCGTCCATTTGCCAATGCGCCTCTTCTCCGCAATAGGGGCAGTCAATTCCGGAGGGAATGAGTGCGGGTCCAGGCTTCTGCCAATTGGCGTGGAACTTTAAGCGTCCTGGCTTGCATTCTAGATTACTACATTGAAAATAAAAACGAGTTTCTTCCTTCTCATTTTTCTCTCCTGGCCAAAACATATTTTTGGTCATATCTCACACGCCCCGTTCTTACAGGTTTCTACGGACTGCGCAAGCTCCTCAATCTCTCCGTCAACAATCAGTTTATCTAAATCGATTTTAGTGAGGTCCACCGCTTCCAATGGTTCATTGCCCCGGGACCCGGCACGATAGAAAGTAAACCCCTTCATATCATTAGCGTACATCAAGAGGTCATCATAAAGG